CTATAAGGAATAGAAGTGCTTGATAAGCTTCATTTCTATCTTGGCCAAGTAAAAGCGGCGCTCGTAAAACTCCAGTAAAGTCGGTGGCCCGACACGGGAATAAGCGCCAATCGGACTATTAAAGAGATATCGAGAGACAAACTCAGCGGGCAGGATGATTGGATCCATTAATGATCCTCCTTAGAAGAGGAGCGTTTCTCTAGGTAGGCTCTTAGGTTGGAAAGGCCAACCGTGAGGAACGCTCCAAGAACGTCATAGACCAGAAGCGCCGAGAGAACGGCCACGAAGTTATAGAAATAAGACGCTTCAATGAGCGTAGCCAGCTGATTGGCCGTGATAACGATTTGTTCCATGAGTTCACCTCTAAAATAGCGCGCCTAACTTCATTTGCTGCGGCTGTCCTTGCAGTTCAGCCACTGGCTCGCGAAGCATCGGCTTGCAGGTAACGTTAATAGTGATGTTTTCCTTGGTGAGCTTGAGTAAGCAGTCATCGTAATGCACATAAGCAATGTCGTTAGCCCTCAAAAATGAGTCATCAAGGTAATAAGTGCCTTCCGGTGTTTTGGCCTCAAGAGTGACAAAGAACTGAAAGCCTTTATCCGATTGGCGCGTGGTGTGCCCGGTGTAATAGAGATTCTGCAAATCATAAAGGCCGAGCATCTGCTTTATGGTGTCAATCCGATGAGATGGAGCAGGGGAAAGAGCGCTAGCTTGACCGCCGTTCCCACCAGAAGGTAAAGCAGGAGCATTTTGCCCACTCGTTTGATGGCCGACAGTGGACGGGTCAGAAGTGGGGGAAGTGTTAGACGTTTGCGCGGCCGTGTTCGCCACCGACGAAGAAGAACCAAAAACCAAACCGGATAGACCATAAAGAAAATATCCCATGCCAAGTATGCCAATAAGTAGAACGACCATGATTTTTGGGTTACTCAAAATCATGTTTACCCCTTTGCCGTTCTGCGCGTTCCCCGTCGATGTGGACTTGTAAAGCAAGAACGCATCAAGCGGAATTTTCTTTGTCGTGACGTTTGGGTCTTTACCCTTGGGAATAACGGGCGTGCTCGTATTCTTGGCGTGTTTATAGATATAAGGTTTACGCACCGCCCAAAAGTAAGCGTCACGGCCTTTGTGGAAATAACACTCTTCCGCACAGGCACGGATAGCCGAATCAATTTGCCCCCAATCAGGCGAGAGCAAGTGAATATCCCAGTTGTATTTGCGATGACGCATAAAGCCCTCATTGAACGAGAGCGGGTAAATGATGCGACCCTCAGAATCGTATTCGGCCACGCCTCTATCATCTGACTCACAAGCTTGGAGCTGTGACATATCGGCCGGAACGTAACGGGAATTAAAGAAACTCTCATAGTCTGGCGGAAGCTTAGGAAGGAACTCAGACAAGGGACGATAAAAGACTTTCTCAAATCGAAAGCCAATGTTCTTAGAGAAAATATCTTGGCACTCATCAATCACAATGAGCGCACCAATCGGACACCAGCAAAAGAAGTGTTGCCAGAGCTCTATCCCATCCTTGTCTCGGCTGAAAATACGGATAAGGCGAGCCGTGCTAGGGAACTGCATATCAAAGCGGCGCTCAATTTCATCGAGAGGTTGCATACCTTCCAAATTGGTCACCACCACACGGCCAGCCTTGAGCGCTTCATAAATGACAAAGTAGGCCACATAAGCAGATTTATAGGAGCCGTTCGCGCCCGTTCTAATGAATATCGCCATGATTAAAACCTTGTGATTTTCCAAACGAAAGCCGTAGCCATACAGTTAAAGTAAATACCGATGGCTTGAGGGATTTTGAATAAGAAGGCGTAATAACGCAGTTCATCGGGCAAGGCATTAAAGAAGCTCGCGAGCATATCGTTAAAGCCAATATCATTAAGCAGGTATTCCGAGGTTTTGTAGGCCAGCTCTAAAGAGAGAATGAGCCAAGTAAGCTTTAATTTGACATACCAAGCATTGCCCCAAATGACAAACTGCTCGAAGTAGTCGGGGATGGACTTGAAGAACTCCACGACCGTATCACCGGCATTCCCAATCGCACCTAATAAATCGAGTAAGAATTGCATTATTTATCCCCTCCACCCATGACAATGCGAAGGCCAGCCAAGGCCGCAAGAAACAGAATGACCGACGAGATTAAACCAGCGTTCGCCACCAAAGCAGGCAACACACTCGATTTGATAGAAGTCTCTTGGCCGTTGGCGAACCGGAAAGAAAGAGAGTGCTCTTTGTATTCGCCCGTGTTGAGTTTGGAGACATCAAAAGAAAAGAGCTTTCTAAAGTCCTTTATCTTCTCGGAGTATTCTTTCTGTAAGTCAGTGATTTCGGTGTTTAAGGCCGCGAGAGAATCAGAGCCATAGAGAGGCGTCTCACCAAAGTTAACGCCAGAGCTAATACCTGGTTTGGTTAACCCGTTACCACCAAGCAGGCCGTTTAAGTTATCAATGCCCGATTTGACGGAATCGATACCCGTGTTAAGAGAACCGATACCAGACTCCACACCGGATAAGTCAACGTCATCACCACCACCGCCGCCAATACCTGAAAGTGCCTTTTCTAACGAGTCCATGCGAAAAGCGAAATAGTTAGTAAACGAGTTGTGATTGTCATCGAGAGTGCGCTTTACAGAATCCAAACGACTGACCGTGTTATCAAGATGAGCAAGAGACGAATAGGAGTTTCCAATAAAGTGATTACTAATCGCGTTAGAAATATTTTTAAGATAGGTTTCTGAGTTACCGCCACCAGTGCCTCCACCTGAACCCGAATCACTTAATTTATTAAGTATGTTGCCGAGGGTATTGGCAGACATTTGAGAAAATGCGGCAGTTTGTGCAGTGTTCTTTTCGATATAGTCCGATAAGTTGCGGATAGAATAGAGCTGTCCTGACATGGTTGACATTAAACTGGAATAGCCTTTATTTATATCAAGGAGCTGAGAATTTTTAATTAGAAGCTGGTCGAGAGTCATAACGCCCATGCCCTCAATGTGCGCAATATCTTTGAAAGCCTGAGCTTGTTGGATACCGCTAGTAGTATCTCTAGGCATACCACGAATAACATTCATGACTTTTGCAGGCATAGAAGAGGGCGCATTCGGATCCCAAGGTTTGTCTGGGTCAGCGCTTGGGTCACGGATAACGTTATTACCACCAAAGCGCAAGCCATCGCTTGGATCGATTTGGCCGTTAGACATCAAACAATGTTTGCCATTAGAAACGAATTCTCCATGACAAGTACCATTATTCACAAAGCAAACAGCAACGGTGGCCAAGTTATAACGACAAGTTCGGGCGCAGGTATAAGGCTTATCGCCAAGGATTTCACCTGACCAACTCACCGAACCGGAAGAGATACCGATTTGGCATTCAATCTCAGCGCTGGCCTTGGACGGAAGAAGTAACAGAAAAAGGGTAAGAAACAGTAATAGTGCAAGGTTCGTCAGTGTAAGAGTGCGCAGCATAGACCCCCCAAAGGAAAACGCCCCCGTTAGGAGGCGTTCACACCCGTATAAACTCCGTATATAAACGCTCCAGCCATGCCAAGGCCAAAGAGCACAGACAGGGTGGAGGTGAGGAGTTCAGCCATAGGGTAATTACTTCATTGCGCCAACAATCATACGCAGACCAAAGCCGAGCGCGGCCATAGCAATCAGGCCAACCACAACGAGAGTGTAGTTACCTTGACCAGACGACACACCCGCTTTGATTGCGTCCGAAATAGGATCGTCTGCAAAAGCGAAAGACGCAGGAAGTACGGTCGCTGCTACAACACCAAACTTTTTAGCCATGTTACGAAATTTCATAGGATTATCTCCAACTGATTTAAGGGTTTAGGGCTATGCGCGCCCCATTGTTTTTAAGATACGACCCAAGACATGACCAGACAGAAACGACAACAAGAGATAGCCGCTTACGTGGTAGTAAATGTCAGGGTCAATGGTTACCGAGCCAAGCGAGGTATTGCGTATTTCGTCCAGCTCGGAAGGAGTGAGAACCACGTAAGTGCAGTCAAAGCCTTGAGGCGCAAGCATCAAATAACCGTTGTATGCAATTACGCAATTACTCATGTTCTTGACCTACTTCTTCAATGTTTCAGCCATGTATTTCTTTAAGTCCTCATCCTTGGGGATGAGCTCAACCGCAACGACTTCCAATGGGTCGTCAGGGTTACTACCAAAGCGAATGTCATATTCACGGTTAGGAACAAAAGCGCGTGTTTCAATCAAACGCTTGGCGTAAGTAGGTTCGATACGCAGCGGCTGCTTGTTGAAAGGAATATCCGTGTTTAGCCCTAAACCGTATTGAGCAAACTTCTCAACGTTGACGGTTTCAACAGGGCGCAGAACGTTCAGCTCTGCAATGGTGGTTCCCGACTTGGGGAATGTTTTGATGACGATACCAGTGATGTTAGCCATTACCTTAACTCCATAGTGTGTTTTTCAGTTGTGCGTATGAATCAGGAACGCCGAGCAATTCAAAGTCAGGGCGTCTATGTTTGTGAGGGATAAGCATCCCGAATGCTTCGCCCAAGTCGCCTTGGGTCATGGCGATAACTTCCGCTAACGCCACGCCACATTGACGGCGAACCCATGCAATACGAGCCATAAATTCAAGACCTTGAGCCTTTTTGTTGCGAGAGAACTTAACCGGAGGCGTACACTCGATAGAGGCCGCGAAAGGGCAGATACCCGCAAAAGAGGCGGCAGGGTTGGCTAAAAGCTCGATGTCGCACTTTTTCAGTTCAACCTCGTTGCGATACCAAATCAGGTCAGGGTCAGTAATTTTTTGCTCAAGCTTTTTGTTGTAAATGCGCCAGTAAATCGCCGAGGAACGAGAGCCGACAATCGTTGCCTCTTCCATCAAAGTGCCGTTTTCTGTAATGCGTTTATGAGGAACCATTGAGGGACCTTGACCCCGTGGAGCAGTACGAAATGCTCCCTCATAAAAGCATTTCTCTGCATACTTGGCGTCGAAGTTTCCGGTGTAATCGTCCACGGCCAAGTCAAGACGAACAAGACGAGTCACCCCCAGAACCTGAGCAAGCCACCAATAGAGCTTTTTCGCCTCGATACGGTCGAAAAGCTTAGTGCAACCCGTGCCGTTGATTTGGACAAAAACGGTTCCATTGTTTCCGTCAATTCCGACAAGGCCGCACTCAACTTGTCCGGTCATATCGAGAATGACCATAGAATCGTTGTAACCATGAAGGCCACGACCACGCATAGGCGATAA